GAATACGATAGTCTAGTTTGCTATCATCACTATATTGATTAATAAGCTCTAGTAGCTCAAATCTAAGCTCGTTTAATGTTTTCATTATATATGTACTAATAAATTAGCAGCTAATCCTTTTTCCTTGGTAAATATATAACTTTCTGCTGTTTTAGGAATACCTAAGTAACCACATTCATGTTCCCATTTACCTAAATCAGATAAAGCTCTTAAAAAAGATACAGTACACCCTTTTAAGTCTAAGGATGTTCTATGTTGGTAAGTTTCTTTATGATGTATATCTCCGCAAAAATGATGAATATAATCTATTTCAGGCATCTGAAATTTATTCTCAATCATAATTACAGAAGGCAATTCTTTAATGTAATTCTTTTCTTTATCCCCATGACTAAACCCTATAAGATTAGAACCATAGGTAGTGTACTTCCTAGAAATTGTAGAATCATCTACATGTATTGATTTGGAGTTTTCATAAGTAGCTTTTAGCATTTGACCTAGATAAAAAAGTTTATCTGCATCATGGTTGCTCATAACCATCACTACTTTTACATTACAATAGTTAGAAGCTTTGTCTATACATCTTCTAATGGTATGATACCCTTGGATAAAACTTTTCTTCCAAAAGGGATTAGAATCTTGAGGAGTTCCTTTTACTGTAGTATTACGGCTATCATTAGCATTAAAAAAGTCATTACCTACAGGAAATATAATAAGCTCAGGATTATATACTAAACTCTGGCTAAGTAACTTATCAAAAGCATCCTCAAAGAGTTCACAGTTTGTTTCTACAGAACCTGAAGGGTTAGTTTCATCAACAAGTACTAATTTATCAATATGAGCATCATATAAATTAATAACAGCTACACTATCTCCTTTATTAGTCTTTACTTTAGGATTATGAGTAGGCATTTTATAATCTGCTACTACTTTTCTAAAATCTTCTAAAAGGTTTTCTTTATTGTTATACCATTGTTTTTTGGTATTTACACTAAATCTTTTTTCTCCTTTAAAGTTTTGCCAAAACTTAACTGTATCAATATCATCTAATTTAAGACCGTTTTCTTTAATAAATACTTTAAATTCTGATAGAGTTTCTTCTGCTTCATCTGCATTAATAGTTTTTGCTACTTCTTTAACTTCTTCTGGTGTACAGTTGTGTCTTTCAGCAAATCTCTTCCATTTGTGATTTCTTAAGTAAGAAGGGTAAAGTTCAAGTAAGATTTTAATTTTGTTAGAATCCATTAGTTTAGTGTTTAGTTAACAGCTACAATAACAAGTGATGTGAGAGCTATTGTAGCTACAGCACCTCCTAAAAAAGAAAAAAACCTACTTCTTTTGTTCTTTTTTCGTAGGCTTTGGTTATCTTTTTCAAGAAGTCCATTTATTTTAATGTATGTTTCTAGCTGTTCTGTTAGATTTTCATTTTGTTGTATTATGTTATCTAAGACATTTTGATACCTATAAAAAGCAGTATCACATAGAGTTAAGCTATATTCTAAAGAATCTATAATAATGTCTTTATCTTCTGAGTGTGTAAGCTCTCTATTTATCTCTTTAAGTTGAGGATATGTAATAGCGACTGCTGTATCTTTACCTAATAGAATCTCTTTTGGATAACCATTCTGTGAGAAACAAAAGAGACTCATTATTAGAAAGGTTATAAACAGAATCAGCTTTTTCATTACTTTCTTGTTTTAGAATTATAACAGATTTTCTAATAGTTTTAAATCTGTAAAGAACTTCATTAAGAGAGTCTTTTAGAACTACTTGTTGATTTTTAAGCAATAGGTAATCTTTATTTAATACTTTAATAGAGTCACTATAAAATTCTATAATCTTAGTATTTGTATTATTTCTAACCTCTAAGCAGCCTAAATAAAAAGATACAAGAATAGCATATAATATAAATAAAGCTATGCTTAAATGTTTTTTAATCATCTGCCTTGACCTTTATATTTTTTAGGTTTTTCTTCTTTAGGCCCATATTTACGCTTAGATTTATTTACCCTTTTAGAACCAAAAGATACTTTTTGAGAATCATTTTTAGAATTTTTTGCCATTGTTATATTGTTTAGTTTAACCAAATATACAAACTAATCTTCTTTGAAGGACTTTACCTCTGTAAAGATTTTCTTTATACCTCTAATAAAAGTAAAAACTCTATCTGTAATACCTTTACCTGTGACCCACTTAATTTTTTCATCTACACTAGAATACTCTATAGAAACAAGTAGAAGACATGCTAAAGATGTTACTAAGTGTTCTTTAGGAAAATACAGCATTACTGTTTCATTTAGGATTAAAGAATCTAGAATGTAAGTAAACAAAAGAGCTATTGAGTAGCCTATGATTTTATTAGTTAGTCCTATTCTAGTCTTTTTGCTAGTAATAAGCTTTCCTTTTTTCTTAGCATGCCATCTTCCTACATAAGTATCAATTAAAGTAGCAAATATTACTATAATAATCAAAGGTACTAAAGGAGCAAAAAAACTTATTAGCATAGAAAAAAAGGATAGAATTGTTGTTTTTAAGTTAAAAGATTCCATTTTATTTATATTTATCTTTGAATTGCCCAACTTGCCTCCTTCGCTGCAATTGCATCAAAGGTTTTTAAATACAGGTCTTTATAGGCGGCTTGGCTTTTACCCACATAATTAGTGCTATACCTTTGCCCAGGCAACAAGCACCCGTGCGTGTTCTTCGCCTTATTGCCCGGATGAGCCATTATCCATTTAAACCCCACCACCGGGTCTAAGCAAATACACCCTTTATCGAAATGCCAAGGGTACTTTTCTTTATTCTGGCCATACCTGCGGTAATGCTTTCCTGCTTTTCTATGCCAAGGAGTATAAACACCTTGAAGGATAGCCGTTTCGCCCCATATCTTCCCTTCTCCAGTATCGTCAAAGTCGCCATCTTTATTTTTATCCACAAGCTCCCTCACGGGGTTTTCCAATATAAAACATTGAAACATGCCATCAATGAATAGCTCACTAATGGTGCTTACATCTGTTTTTTGGATTGCGAATTGCTCTATTTTCATAATGAAAGGTTAAAATATGTTTTTAAATCCATCCCAGACCTTCTTAAGACTATTGCCCATTCTAACAAAAGGGCTAGCAACGCTTTCAGACAAAGGGCTCATTTCTGGAAGCTCTTCTTGAATAGGCTCATAGTCTATTAATGGAAGATTCTTAACCCATTGAAAAGTGAGATTAGTGCAATTATCTACTTCTTCTGTACTAATAACCCAATCTCCGTTATTATCTTCAATAGGATTGAACTGAGACAAAGTGGTATAATTTTGCCCTACCAAAGAATCTTTTTCCTGTGGTGTTAATTTGTAAACTTTCATATTATGGTACGTTAATTCCTAAATCGGTCATAAAAATATCTACTATATTTTTAAGCGCAGCAGCTTCTGTAGATGTTGGTATTGCTCTTAAAGCCATTGCAAGAGAGTGCGTATTATTGTCATAGCCACTAGGACTGAAAGAAGTATTTTCTACCAAGCCAGTAACCATTAGATTAGGATTAACAAAAGCGTCAAATACTCTAGGTGTTAGTATACCTCTGTAATACACATCAAATCCTACTGAAGTATGTTTACTAACTCCAGTAAATCCAGCTCCGTTAGAAACACTATTAGCTACTTGATGTAAGTTTGTTGAAAATCCATTTGCTTGGACATTTCCTCCCGCAGTTCTATTTCTAAGTCTAATAGCTGCTGCGGTAAAATTATTTCTAGCACCAAAATCCCATCTATCAGTAGCTTGGTTTGTCTGCTTGTAAACCCAAACTGAAACATCATCGGTCTGAGCTAATGTACTATCAAAGAAGTTGTAATAACCGTTAACTCCATTCCCTCTAACACCAGTGGTTGTGTGCGTAACTCCACCACTAAATGCAGTAGGATTTGAGGGGTCTCCTAAAACTAATGCTTGTCTTGCCGAAGTAACCCCTCTAAACGGCAATATGGTAATTCTATCAGTCCACCAATCGTATGTGGCATTATCCGCACCCACTCCTTTTAAGTTCTTCACAAATCGGTCTATTGCCGCCTCTTCGGGCGCTGACATTGCCGCTCCGCTCAATGCGTTATAGGCATTTATGTACGCCTGCGCATCAGTATCAATACCTCCAGAAGATACTACAGAACTTAATATGTTTCTATATCTTCTAGACATTGTTAATCGTTATACCAGTATTCTACTCTAGTACCTGAAACCCATTCAGCATAAATTATATTCAAAGAACTATTATCATAAGTTCCAGAACCTATATTAACCCAACCAGCAGGATATGAAGGTTCAGAAGAATCATTATGGTATATTTTTTGAAGTACTCCAATTCTAGCTCCTGTCAAATCTTCTGTAATATTACCTGTTGCAGGAGAAGCTACAGAATTATAAACAGCAGGAGCATCAAAAGAAATAGATGTTCCAGTTCTTGCTACTGTTTTAACTTCAAAAGAAGATGTATCTACAGAACCACCTGCTTTATAAACAGCATTTTGCTTATTTAAATTTACATACTTAGCCATAATTACTTAAGATAAGTGATGAATAAAGTAGTGGTATTAGAAGATTCTTCAATTACTCTAAACTTTTGAATATTAGCTGCTTCAGTAATTACAAATTCATCATTGTCAAGTCTAGCAATACCTGTACCAGCAGCAGGAGTAGAGCCATCATAAGTATATCTAAGAACTTTACCAGTACCATTAGAATCTACGTAAATATGAATAGCAGTTGCCTGAGCCTTAATACCAGTAAGGTCAATAAGCTTAACTGTATTGTTTACAGTAATAGTGTCTGAATCAAAAGCTTTTAATCCATTTACAGTAGCTTCCTTTGTTTTAAAGACATTTCTATTTAAAAATCCTTGTCCCATTTTAAATTATTTTAACAATTACAATCTTCTGTTAATTCCATAGCATGATGAACAATGCTACAAATTTCTTGTTCAGTTAGACAATTTACATCATCTAGTGGTTGGTCTTGCTCTACAGTAGTAACATAGCAGTATAAAGACTTAATATATTCTCTAACTACCAACATTCTAACTTCAAGTTCAGGACACTTTCTTCCTAACTTATATTTGTCAGTAAGCTGTTGAGCTAAATCTGAGTACTTACATTGTAGGTACTGTATATATTTTATTCTGCATTCTTCTGTCATTGGTAGATGGTTAAGACTTTCTTAGTATATATTCTACAGTCAAATATTCAGCAGTTATTTCTCCTAAATTTTCAGAACCTAAAAATACATAAAAATCTGAATTATCAAAGTTGACAGGAGCTAACACAGCTTTGTTTATGTTTTTAAGGAGGAACACGTTACCCTCAGAAGGAACATTATAGTAAGAGGTTCCAAATTCAGCAGTATCACTACTAAAGCATGAATAGCCTGTAACATTAAATGTAGTATCACTTTGTCTGTCGAAGAAAAGCTCTATATATAAATAAGCATCACTTCTAAGATTACCATCGTATACTGCAACAGGAGAAGAATTAGTCATAGCTACAGTAGTGTTTATGTAAACACCTAACTCTCCACTTCCTACTTGTCCTACTTCAGCTAATTTAAACATAGCTCTAATCTTAAGTCTATCTTCATTTTTAGTTATTTCTGAAGTATTAGATACAAGTACTCCTGGAGTGTAAGTTCTTCTATTACTTTCTACAGGGCCTATACTAAAGGAAGTTATTGTATCAATAACATTACCTGCATCTAAACCATCAGCACCATCAGCACCATCAGCACCTGCTGGACCTGGAATAGAAGGGACTACTATAGTAGAGCAATCATTACAGTTGCAATTAGATATATTTGAGCAATTACACATAGTTATATTCTATATTGTTAGCAGCAGCACTTTTGAATACTGCATATTTTATTCACTTGATTTAGTAAATCAGTAGCTTGAGCTTCTTTACCACAAGCAAATGCTGACTTAGCAGCATAAAGAAGAGCTTCAGCTTGTTTGTAATAGTCCCAATAAGTAAGCCAATTACAGCCACACATCTCTTCTTTAAACTTGGTTTTCATTTTTTCTACACAGCAATCTGCTTTACATGTAGAAAACATTTTTACAGTTACTTCATGTTCTAAAGGAACAGATACATCTTCAACAAAGTACTTAATACTATAGATACCATCATTGAAAGTTATATTATCAATTGTGTCTATAATAAAAGAACCATTTACAATACTAGCTCCTTGTACTGCTGCTGTTACATCATAGTTTACAGCACTGCCTGAAGGAGGAGTAATAGTTAAAGTAGCTGTATCTACATTAGTTAAGTGTAAGTTAGAACCTCCTGTAATGTCAGATACTTCTAACTTAGTACACTTTTCTTTAAAACAAGCAGATATTTTTAATTCTAAGGTCATACATAATCATATTACGAATTATCAATAAAATAGTTCCAATAACTACTAAAAAAGGGCAGCCCATTACAGGCTACCCTTCCTAGTAGCATTGCTATGATTACAGATTACCTGCCTGAGCTGTAAGATTAGTAAAGTTACTAATGTAAGTGTCTAGTACATCTACTGTACTAGTAGCAGCACCTACATAAGAAGTATCAAATGTATTTGCAACATTGCCATCCAAAGCACAAGCTACACAAAGCTGCGCTCTAAAGTCAGTGTTAGTCAAAGCACGATTAGGCTTACGTAGTACCAATTCCAAAGTAGAATGGTTTTGAGTAGTTACCAAATCAGTTTGAACAGTAGTAGGAGGAAACTCAGTATAAGTGAAAATCTGACCTTGGTTTCTCCAAGAAGAAGCTTCAAGAGTTCTCATTTGCTCATAAGTACCATGGCCAATGAAAGCATTAACAGCAGTAGTCAATGGAGTGCTTCCTGCATTTTTAATACCCAACTGGAAGGTCACCAAGCTATAAGGACGAGAATCCAAAATAAAAGGTTGATTAAGACCAGTTACACGAATACCCATGTTACCTGCTTGAAGAGTAGCTTGGACAACTCTATAGATTGCTACACCAGTAGCAGTATCTCCTTGGAAAGCTGTGTCTAAGGTAAGGTCATTACCAGTAATAGCTGTAATTTGATAAACTTCATCAGTTACAGTAGATTGAGAACCTACTCTAATGTAATCACCTACAGCAGCAGCAGCAGCAATGTTAGCAGCATTGAGTATAACATTACTTCCATTAGTTACAGTTACGTTGTCTGTAGTAGCTGCACCAGCAGCAGAAGCTACTCTTTCAATAAGTACAGGTTTACGAGTCCAGTAAGAAATTTGTCTTACAGCTTGTCTATAAAGACCATTAGCTACTTCTTCTTGAGTTGCAGTAGCATCAGAAAGATAATCAAAAATAACAGGAGCCATAAGAGCAGAAGCTTCTTGAGAAGCCAACTCATAAAAAGAAATTACTCCAGTATAAAAATTATCATTAATGGGGTCAAAAGCTCCTACACCAGTAGCAGCATTATACCCATAGTAAGATACTTGCTGTACTTTAGCTTGGTACTCTCTGCCTACATATCTAATAATATCATTAGAAGTAAACACTTGGGATTGCCATAGTTCTTCATTAGCTCCACGTCCCATTACAAGTTTAATGGAATCAGCAGTAAGAACAGTAGCTGTATCTAGAATTCTGTTACTAGCGTCAGTAACAACAACTTCACCTTGAGCAAGAATACCAGGACTTACTACAGTACCTGCGGTAGCTCCAGCACTCCTAGCAACATCTGCTCCAGCGAAAAACTTAAAATTATCTAGAATTTGCGGTTGAGAAATCATGTTTTTAAAGATTTAAGGTTATAATAATTATCCGATTTTTACGATGTTAAACAGTACAGTTACTTGAAGAGTACCGTCAAAAGAGCCTATAGAAGCTCCAGGAGCAGAAATATCAATTCCTTTTCCTGCATACACTTCAGCAGAAGCACTTAGTTGTACACCATTAGATGCAGTATAAGTAGCAGCAGTAGCTCCAGTAGAAATGACAGCATCAGAATTAGCAGCAGCATCTACAGCATCTAAAGCAATAAGAGGAGTAGTATCTCCTGTATATACTAAAGCAATAGGGTCGTCAGCACAAGAGCCTACAGCAGTACCTGAGGTTTTAGCTACAATTAGGTTTTGTGGAATCAAAGCATATCCAGATTGTGGTGCTGGAACAACATTGATGGGAGTACTGTCTAGTGCATTTACTTGAGCAGCAGTTAAGGTTACAGTTCTTGCAAAAGTTTTCATTGCGTTTTAAATTTATTTATTTGATTTGTGGGTATATACGTTATTTATTTAAAAAAGTTATTCTACCTTATCAGAACTTAGTTGTAAATCTTGAGAAGGTTGATTTAAGGCTTCTTTAAGCATCTTAACTGCTACAGTTACAATAGGTCTATGAGTAGATTCATCTAGTTCACAGTTTTGCATATTAACAGGAGTTACAAAATTAGCTAAGTCAACTTTTATAGGTTTAGGCACTCTAAGGTATCTTAGATTATATTGAGTAACATTAAAAGTACCATCTGTAATAAGTTCATGTCTTTTTCCTGTTCTATTAGTTATAAACTCATAACCATTAGAAGCTGTAGTAGTTTGAGAATTATATCCTGTATTAGCTCTAGTATATGAAATTCTCCATACTATACCTTCTGAGCCATTAAAGTAAGGCTTTTTAAAAGGATTGGTTTTGCTTCTATTGAAGTCATTATGAGAAATTACAAATACTGGTAAGTCTGCATTTTGTTTAGTAACACAATCTTCAAGGTTAATAACACACCTTTCCCACACAGTATACATAAAATCTAAAGGCAGTTCAGCAAAAGAACCATTAGGTAAATTTTCAGTATTTGTAGTAAAAGCAGAAATAGATGCAGAGGCTAACAAAGGCGACAGCCCCTGCATTCTAATTTCTGTTTCTTCTAAACCCTCCTTTTTGAGATTCAATATTGAAGATATTCTAGTATGAACAAAATGATTTTGGGCATTAGTTAATATAATATTAGCTTGTCCGTCCTGAATACCAGGAGCACCTGCTGAGTTAAGTTTTTCATACTCAACTAAAACTAATTGCCACATTTCATTTGCTGTCATTACAATACAGAGTTAGCTACTTGATATTCTAGTTTTTTACGGAACTCTACCTTTTCAGCATTATTGATAAGAGAAATAACATCTCCTAATCCTCCTAGAGGTTCATCACCCATTGAAGAGTATTTGTTACCTACTTTTTTCAAAGCACCAGCTCTTACAGCTTTAAAGATGAGAATTTTATCTTCTCTGTTTTCATCTTTAATATTCTCTAAGAAAAGCTTAGGATTAGTTTCTGCTACTTCATATACCAAATTAAATAGTACTTCGGTAGAGGCAGTTTTGGAAAGAACATTGTTTGGGTCTTTAACAATAAGGAACTCCATTAGAGCATCTCTATTGTCTTTCATTTTATTAAACTCTTCAATAGCCTTAAGACGAAGGTTAATTTCTTCTTTCTTACGGTCTACAGATACTTTTTCATCAACTAAAGCAAACCAGTAGCTAGGTTTAGAATTTCTCTCTTCCCAAGAAGGAGCAATATACCTGTCATTGGTTTTAAGGACTCTCCATTCAATGTTTTGCCAAACATTTGACAAATCTAAAGTAGTACCCTCTTTAGATAGTTTAACTGAAAAAGGCTTTTTTCCTTTGTTATTAGGTCCTTCTGAAACCCAACCAGACCAAAAGTTTTTAGTCTCCTTTGTAAAAGACAGGTCATAACCTGTAATTCTATTAAAGAACTCTAACTCAGTCATAGGTTCATCAGGGAATTGAGGAGTAATTACTTTTTGAATGTTATCAAAAATAGGTAAAAACTCTCCAGTAGTCTTGTCTCTTTTCAATTCTAGAGACCTTGACATTCCTTCGATAATAAAACCTTCAGGAAGCTGTTCCACTTGTTGATTAACAAATGTTCTTGTTTCTACAGGTACTACACGTACAGTACGCTGTCTTAAAAAATCCTTATTAGGATACTCATTCTTTTTTTCTGTAATTCTAGCCATAGCAATTTTATTAAGTTATGTCTGCTTGCAAAAGTGGGGAGAAATCCCCACTTAAGCAAACAAACAACAGTTTAGATGTTATAAGGCATCCACACAAGTTTAGTTGGGTCTTCAACAACACAACCAGTCCATTCCATACCATGTACTTCATAAGCATCTACAGGGCTAGTAGTCATAGCAGAACCTGCATTTACTTTGCTAGTATATGGAGAGAAGGGGTCACGCATACCAGGAATATATTTAAATACTCCATTTTCAAGACCTTTAACAGTAAGACGATGAATACCAGGGTCACCCAAGAACTCACCATTAGCCATTTTATGTCCACCACGGATTAACATATGACGAGAAGCATTAAGACCATATCCAGATGGATGTTTTTCTTTGTAACGCTCTACATCATCAAAGAAAGGTCTGTGCTTAACCATAATGTTAACACCATTGTAAGACTTAAACTGGGTGTAAACACCTTGGTAAGTCAAACCTTGGCTTCCCATATCTCCATTCTTTTGTACTCTTTCAGTAACAAAGTTAGGAGTGTATTGAGTGGAACGGTTTTCAATCCATTCAGAAATGTCTCTTTTACCGTAAGCACCTGTCTCAATAACTACATAGTACTCATCTTGCATTTTGTAAGCCAAGCCCATTTCAATGGTCATGTCTACAATTTTATCAAGGTTAAGAGTAGAATAAGGGTGAATGTTGGTATTTGCAATTTGCTTAAACATACCAGCAAAAGTCTGGATAGTGCAGCCATTACGGTCATCAATACCATAGTAAATCTCATTCTGAGTGTAGTTCTTATGAGAGAACAAGAAAGCTCTAGCTTGTTGCTTCTTAAATTGGTAAAGAGCTACCATATCATAGAAGTTAACAAAAGCTCCAGTATAAGGCTTAGGATTCTTAGGGTCAGTGGGGTCAGGGAATCCAAAAGCAAGAGGTACATTTTTACCTTCAGCAATCATGTTACCATCTACTTTGTACATCATACGTTGTAGAGCAGCACGAGCTTTAAGCTCCATAAAGGTAGTAAAGTGGGCTTGAGTACCACTCATAGAACCCTCACCAGATTGGAAGTTAGTTTCCTTAGACCAACGAGTACCTACGCTCAACTCACTAGAAGGAACAGAACGATTAGAAGGGTCATCAGTAATAAGTACTACTTCATATTTCCAACGATTAGGAGCTTCTTCTTCTACACTTTTAATTTGAATGTAGTAATCATCAGGATTGTGGCCTACAATTACATCATTAATGTCGAAGAAACGCTCTCCAAAAATCATATACCAACGTCCTTGATTTAGACCTACAGAAGCAGGTTTAGAACCAGTGGTATCATACCAATCAAGAAGCTGTACAGTTTTATTATTGTTACCAGCTACTCTCCAATGATAAAACTTATTTTCAGTATCGAGAACCTTTGTAGGAAACTCGTTCATAAAGTTTACATAATCATCAGAAGGTAGAGTTTGGAAAATTCTACGATACATATCAGAAGCCAATTGAGGCTCAATCATACCTAGTTCTCCCAAGTGGGGAACTTTAAGAGGTCCATTAAAAGTTTTAGGACCATACCTTGCGACTAGCGGAAATAATTCAGTCATTGTGTTAGTGTTTAATTATTGATTTTAATCTTGAGAATTTGCATATTTTTTAGAAAGAGCTGCCCATTTTTTAAGGTGGTCTTCTTTTTCTTCATCAAACTCAATTGAATCAGAAGAGCTATAACCACTTGTTTTTCTCCTAATGTTATCATTTTGAACTGCTTTTTCCAGTTGCTTAATTGCTTCATTTTTTCCTAGACTGGAAATAGCTGAAAAATCAGGAACAAAATCTTTTTTACGGGAATCATATTTGAAGAGTCCCATAGTATGATACAATCTAAGAAGTGCATCAAACTTATTAGGGTCTACTTCTCTGGTAGCTAGAATAGGATTAACTTTCTTACCATCTTGAGTTTGTACTAAAGAGTACTCCTTCATCCAGTTATCCTTCATTTTTTTAGTAAGCTTAATACCTCCAATTTCTTCAGTAGTTTCTAAATAGTCTTGAAGCTCTTTAGCTTGTTTAGCATAAAATTCTTGAGTAGCCTTTTCTTTTTGAAGAAGTTTATCTTTTTCTTGTTTTTCTGCGTTTGTTAGAATATCCTGAAACTCAGGAATAATTTCTAAAGCATCATCTACTAAACTACCTACTTCTTCTTTTTTGTCTACTTCTTTTTTAATTCTATCTTCAGAAAAAGCAGTAGTATATCTTAAGTATTCAGCATACAGATTTTTAGCTTTATCAGGGTTTTCAATAAGAGCATCCTCTGTAATATTTTCAGAAAGCTTATAGCCTTTTACAATAGAAGATGCTGCCTCTTCAGACAAACCACTTTCCATTAAGTTTACAAACTTCTGTTGTAAAGGAGTCAGGTTATTTTGAATATAATCTTCAGCTAACTGCTCTGCATTTTTAGTAGCGTAAGTATCAAGGTACTCTAGGAAAGCTTCTGGAGTATCTTCAAACTCCTCTTCATTAAAGTCTTCAAAGCCTCCTGTTTTCTCTTGCATAGCTTTAATAATAGCTGCATATTTTTTAGCAGAAGCTTTGGAAGAACTATCAGAGGTTTCTTTAGGTTTGTCTGTTGATGATTCTGTAGATGTAGTTGAAGAACTGGATTCATCTGTAGAGTTGTCTAAATCAGTAATAGGAACTAAACCACTTTTATCTCCTTCAGTGTCGTTAGAAGAAGTATCAGCAGTTTTGTTGCTATCATCAGCGTTATTATCAGTATTAGTAGATTCACTACTACTACTGTTTTCAGCTTCTGATAAGCTCATTAGAGGTTGTTCCTCTACTTGCAAAGAATTTAAAAAATCTAGTGCCATAATCTAAGTTGTTGTTTTATACTACGAAATTATATAAAAGTTACATTTTTAATTACCAGTTATTTCTATTATGTGGAAAGTATATAGCAATTATATATAACTTATATACGGTTATGATAGGTTTTTAAGTTTGTATAATGTAGACTGAATTAAAGTTTTTACTTCATCTACTTGATTTAGTAAGGCTGAATCTGTAAAAATCTTTTTATTCTCATCTATGTATTTTAAAAGCTCTTGTAAGTGATTTATAGAATTTTGATTAGAAGACGCAGGAATTTGGAGTTTAATAAGCCCATGTAAACCTTGGTAAGCTTCTACAAATGAATCTATAAAATCTAAAAGAGAATCATAATAGGAATTTAAAGCTTTATGTTCTGCATAGCTAGTTGTAGCTAAGTGAGCTAAGTGAGTAATGTCTCTAGACTGAAATAGCTTAGCTATAAACTCCTCTGGAGAAGTTTTAGAAAATTTTACATTTTGAAGTTCTTTTATAATATCTTCCATTATAACTATTTTTTAGAGGATTTCTTTTCTCCAGCTACAGGATTTTTAAGTTTCATTTTCTCTACTGCTTTTGCAGTATCAGATTTTAACTTCTCAACACGTTCTTCAGTTCTAAGTTTTTCTTTTTCTACATTTATTTTTTCTCTTTCTATAGAAGCTTTAGTAGAAATTTCTAACTTTTTATCTGATTCTTTAGCAGATATTTCTCTATCTTTTTGATACAGTTTTTCTAACTCTATAGGGTCAGGAATACCATTGTTATCTAAGTCCATGTTTTCCTTTCTACTATATGTTTGTATGGTAGCTATCTGAAGCCTTGTAGCATTTTCAGAATCTATCTTATACTTTTCAAGCTCTAGCTTCTGTTTTTCTATAGCTAATTTTTCCATCTCTAACTGAGTCTTAGCTTGAACTTCTTGATTTTTAGCAGCTAACTGTCTTTCTTCACTTTGCTCTTGTTGCTGCTGTATTTCCTCTCTTCTACGTTTTAAAGTTCTAGCAGCATCCTGAACACTTTCAGTTTTAACTAAGTTAATAAGGTCTGCTGCATCAGCAGTACCAGCAGCAATAGCTTTTTGGAAATTAGCTTCTAACATTTGCAGCAATCTTGCATCTTCAGAAGACCTAGATACTTGTAAGTCAAAATCTGCTAGTATAGTTGCAGCTATTTCTTCATCTGTAATAACTTCTTTGGAGAAGTCATCCATTAAATAAGCTAACCTCTTAGGATTTTTTCTTAGAATACTAATACCTATATCTAAAATTCTTCTAAGACATCTTTCTTTAAAGAACTCATTTTTAGCAAACCATCTTTCTGTAGTTAAAGCAGATTGACTAACAGACCTTTCTACATTGCCTACCAACTCCGTAGAACTGATAGCTCCTTGCCTTTGCTGAGTTACTCCAGATACTATATCCATAGTCTGCACTATATTATCTAGCACATTGTTGAGAACTTGTATAGGCCCACTTTGATTAGCAGATAATCTGTTAGGAGTAATAGTATTAAATGTTCCAGCAGACTGCATACCTTTAGGAGTCATTACATCTGCTGTAGGGTCCATAGGCATAAATGCTGTAGAAGTTACATAGTTTAAAAACTCATGTAAAGTCATATTATCTGGTATCATACTAGTAGGAAACTGTACAATATCAGGTAGCATTAGATTAACTAAAATCTGTCTCTTATAATCAAATATATCATAGAGATAATCATAAGGCTTTATAATATCCATTAAAGACTGCGCTCTAGAGGAATTAGTATTATAAAACTGGATTACTACAGGAGGCGGCTGTCTTGAAATATTATCTAAGGAATTAGACAAATAGGGTATAGGTTGAGCTTTAAGATAGATATTAGCTCCAATTTTATAACCTCTCCACCATTCATTAATCCATTCTATCTTATGAATTTCTTCTCCTATTGATTCATCAGGTTTATATTTTTGATGCTCATATCTAAGGTTTTCTACACCATTTTCATCTATACTTTTAACAACAATAACCTTTCTCTTAGACCTCCAAATACAATGCATTAATCTAATGTTTCCTCTTGCATCGAAATAACTTGAAAACATAGGAAGGTCTAAATCTCCTAAAGGCATTACTTCTTGCACTTTAGCAGTAGCAGAATCTGTAGGAATAGCTAACTCTCCTACATGACCATACATAGGATAAGTAAAATAAGGCTGAGGTCCTGAATTATATCCTCTATAATCTTCTAGTTCTTTTATCTGAGCAGGAGTTAATTCATCATGAAATAAATCTACTAAAGATGAAATAGTATGATAGGTTACTTCTACTAAAGCCTCTAAACCACTTTCATCAGTAGCATGGCCATTCATAATGGTAAAAATCCTAGTGGGGTCTCCTTTTCTTATAGAAATTTCTCCTCCTAATTCTTCTATAAAACAGTATTGCTCTGCTGCAATTAAAGCATCTTCAAAAGCTGAATCAAATACTCTATCTTTTACATTGTAGTATTTATAGAGGTACTTAAGAAGTTTATTGGCTCCTCTTTCTGCTATATCAAAAAAAGATGAATTTGTATATTCTTCTAATTCTTTTAGTCTTCTTTCGGCTTTTTGAGGGTCATAGTTAGGGTTTTGGATTTGCTCTAAGAAGAAATTAATATACTCCTTAGTTTTAAGTTCTTCAACTTCCCTAATACCTTCTTGGTCTACAGAACTTCTAATAACTCTAAAATCAAACTTTCTTTTGATATGTTCTCCTACTAATAGGTCTATCTTAGAGTTACCTATTCCCTTGTGTTCCATTCTTCCTGGAAAAGTTCCTAACCCTAAACCATAAGGGTCAACAACTTTTTCCATATCATTCATATTTAAAATACCTCTTTTAAGGTTATAATTAGTAACCTTATTATAATAAGAGTTCTTAATTTGTCTATTTTCAAAAAGGACTAGCCCTTCAAAAGCATCTATATTATCTTTCTGCCATTTAGCCTTAGCTTTCTCAGAATCAGAAACCATCTGACTAGGAGCTACAAATACTCTATTGTACATATTATTCTATTTCAGTTTGAGGAGTGAAATGCTTCATCCAAATATCTTGATTATCTCTTTTTTGTTTAAACTTATCAAAATAAGAACCAGTTTTCTTTTTTAGCGGAGATTCATGGATTGATAAACGATTAAACTCTTGTAAAGTTACATCATACCAAGCTACCATTAACATAGCAGATACTCTATCAAAGTTAGCTCTAGGATTAGGATTCCATGCAATTAGCTCTTTTAATAAACCTACTGACCTAATAGTACTTAGCATCAATTCTTCAGATTCTTCAGATATAGTTTCTGTTAACCATGTTTTTAAATACTCTAATCCCCTTTCTTTAACAGCTTTAGACATAATAATACCTTTAGAACTATTTGTATTAGGTTTCCAAGTATTTCTATCTCTTAAGTTATAAGGAGTGTCAGCTAACAAATGTAAAGCTTTTTTCTTCTCAAAATGAGAGTATAAACCTGTAATGTTAGCTTCATACATAGCTGTAGCTTCATAATAAATTATAAGCTTTCTACATATTTCGTAAAATCTTTCTGTACTTTCAGGTCTTCCTGAGTATTCAGCTACAATTCTTCTGGTTAATCTATCAAATACAAATATTGAACCTATAGATTCAGAAGTAGCAGAATCATACCTGTAAGGGTCAATACCTGCAATATATCTACCTACATTAATTTCTCCAGCATCTCCCAGTCTAGGAGTTTCATATATCTCTATTAAACCTTCTTCTGCTTTTTGTACAGGATAATCTCTATAAGGAGAACCACTTTGAACATCTACCCACTTTAGAGAACCTTCTTCAAAATTAAGATGCCCTACGCTATGCTTGTCTAACTCTATAGAGTCATCCATTTTAGAGAGTACAAGCTTTAGCTCAGTAATAGGAAAAAAGAATGAATGGCTTTGTAAGAAAGCTTCTTTAGGAGATAATGGATACTGAGTTACAGAGTCAATCTTAGCTTGTTGGTCTGCTCCTTGTTCTGCTCTTTTTCTTAAATCAAAAATAGACTGTCTGGCTATATCTTCTAAAGAATTACCAAAATCATCTATCATTGGTTTACCCTTCCATTCTGGATGTTCTTTATTTATATCTTTATAAGTACCAAACCTCATTCTAGTAGCTGGAATGAAAAACCCACATTGAGTTCCTTTAGAATCTTCATCCCATATATTATCAAAAGCTAGGAAGTTGTATTTATCAGGATTAAAAAACATTTCTGCAAACTCCTGTGTACCACCTTCCATATCACCTCCAGTATTATGAGTAACTATATTGTTAGCAATATAAGTATGTGTAGTACCTGCGGTAAGGTTATATATGTCTTTTTCCCCTATATACTCTATAGATTTTACTATTTCAAATTTAATACCTTCTACATCAGTTAATTCAAGATACCTTTTATCTTTGTCTGACCTCTTAACAAAAACTTTTTTAGTAAAGTCTCCTTCAATTTCCTTCCTGTTAAAAATAGTATTTAACCTTTTTTTCTTATAGCTGACTAATAGATTAATGTTTTTAGCTATGTTAAAAACGCTAGTTATATCAGAGATGTGTAGATTATAGTAAGGATTTACATCTTTAATTCTTTTTTTAGCTCTAGAAGGGTTTACTTTTTGAATAGAGCCATGCACTCCTAATTTAATGAATAAGTATTTAATTTCTTCTATTAACTCTTTAGAGACAGATGAAATAGTTACTGTAACAGTTTTACTTTTAGTAATTCTAACACATCCATCTGTATCTATAATTCCTGCTAAAAGCTCACAAACATCTTTTTTAGAAGCTTTAAATATTTGTTTAGGAAGCCTTTTGGCTTTTTTAGTTTGACCATAGATTCCTAAGACTCTAAGCTCTTTACATATACCTTTAATTCTTAACTCTTTATATACTTTATTATTTTTAGTTAAATGAGATTTTTCAACAACAGTATCAAAATTAGATTCTGTGTAATCTAAAATTTCTTTATCACAATTAGAAAGTACAGGAGTTTTATCAAAACCGTAGGAACCATCACCTATTAACATACCTACTAATCTAGGCTGCCATATAGCTTCATTATTAAATGTGCTTACAGCATTAATAATAGCTATATGGTCTCCTTTTTTAATACCTTTTGTTTCTTTGAACTCAACCTTTTTGTATCTATTTATAACCTCTCTTTTGCCTTTTATAGTTTCTCTTTGAATATAAGAATGTCTATTTTTTGACCATAAAATAGGATGGTCATCGCTACATTCTAAAACACTATTAGTATGTGTAGTTATTCTATAACAAGGTTTCTTATTAGGAGGATTAAAATGGGTAATTTCTTCAGGAGAAGCTTTTTGGTTATTTAAACCCATTATCCCATCTTCTCTTTTTAAGTCTTCTATATTCTTTAAATCTCCTGTAGAAGTCCAAACTTTAGTCCCAGCACAAACACAGCCTTGTACAATAGGTACACCAATAAGGTCATCACCATCTTTCCAGCAGGGTTCAGAAATATTATAAGACTGCAATAATCCTGGCCATTTACCAGCTTCTTCAAATAAGAAAAGGTTACTAGATTTACCAATAGCAGCAAATGGGTTATCTTTAAAAGTAAAAGAATGTATTTCAGAGTTATATCCTGCCCAAGCTGTTACCCCATCTATTGTTTTTTTGTATCTTGCTTTTACAAAATCCTTAGTATTAGGATTTCTTTCTTTTCCCCATTCTGTATGTAAATCTAAAAAATTAAGGTCGTCTAAAGACATCCTCATTGTATTTTCAGATAACTGGGATTGAAAAGCTCCTATAATACATTTAGCATTTCTATAAAAACTAAACTCATGCGCTATAATAGCAGCAGACTTATATGAAAATCCAATACGTCTAGGTTTTACTAAAGCAATACCTTTTTGTTCTTTTCTAGCCTTTTCTACAAAAGTAAAGTACTCTAAGTCTACATCAGTAAATAAAGGAAACCCACTACTTTTTCTACCAGTACTAGGATTTTTTAATTCAATTTGAGTATAATTAAGATAGAAGTAATAAGACCCTGGAATATATAGGTTTCCATGTGTAACTCCCTCTTTACATCTTCTAGTTTCTTCTTCCCAAAACTCATCAAACTGATACGTACCAAAAGGATACTTGGTATAAGTACCATGCTCTGTGAAGTAATGAGCAGCTTCTTGAAAATATTTAGGTGAAACACTAATCTTCATACTTCCTAGTTCTTTTCTCTCCGCTACGTCTTGTAGAGTTAGAAGCTTTTTCCTTATTTACAGCATCTTCTAAAGTAGCCAATTGAGAAACCAGTTTAGAAGTACTTTCTATAGTTTTTAAAATAGGAGGCAAAGACTTATTATCTATCTCTGTATCTGTTAAATAAGTAGCCACATCATCTATTTTACTTTTAACACTTGCAAGTAACCTCTGTGTTGGTGTTTGAGACATTTCTAAAAACTTTTGAATAGCCTTTTTTAGTTCTTCAGTATTAGAAACTTCTCCTTTTAACATGTCTTTAGAAACAAGCTCTATTCTTTTATGCTCAGGAAAATTACTATATGGACTTGCTGAATCATAAATAAAATAGATATAAGCAAATTGCTTAAAAGCCAATTCTTTAGTTTTAGAAGTGTCTTTTTCCCAAAGAGCTTCAAACTCTGGTATTAACAAAAGAGCTTCATCAAAAACAATATTATTATTAGCGAGATTAAATATTTTCATTTTTATTTCTATTATTTTGCATCCTTTTAACAAAATATTTATTTGGATAAAAAGTTCCTAAATCCCTTATATAAACAGATTTATATGAATCTATGTCCTCTACATTTCCTTCTTCTATAACTTTAGAAATAAATCTAGGAACGCTTTTAAAAATATCTTCAGCCTGGCCTAAAGTAAGACCAAGCTCTTTAGCTTTTTCTTGTAGTATACGTTTAAGAATTACATCCATGATTCTAAAGGTGGTTCTTCATTAAAATACTTATCAAAATCACTTCTAGGGTCAAAAGGTTGAGGGTCTACTTCATCTAAATCATCTACAACAGAGGAAGTAGAATCTGAACTATCTTCCACTTCAATAGGTTGTATAGGTTCATTAACTTCAGCAGTAGGTTTATCATTTGCAGGTTTAATATCCTCTTGAGGTGTTTCAGCTTGTAAACTAGAATTAAATTGTACTTGTAATGATTGCTCTGGATAAATGATAAACCTTTCATTTATAGAATTATTTTCAATTACATTTTTCTTACGAAGCTTATTTAAATAGGTTTCTAATTTATGTGTATTAATATTGAACTCCTTCTTAATCTTTGACTTAATTGTAGTAGAAAATAATAAGTCCATTCTTACATCATTTTCCTTAATAGACCTGTATTTGTCATTGTAATAAATAAAATAAGAAAGTATTTCTAATTCAGCTTGTGTAAGTTGATTAGGACCTAAAGTCCAGTTAATAGAAGCAAGCCATATTTGAAAAAGCTGTACTCTTTCTTCAACAGGTATATTAAAATTCTTAATCATAGTTATTTTTGTTTTTCTATCCCAAAGGTCGAATTCTTAAATATT